GAATTTTTGCATATACATACTTTCCTGTGGGAGTATAAAAGTAACCTCTACTACACTATAAATACTACAAGTTCTTCTGTATACATTCGTTTTTCGGAAATGGTCCGACCCATTATAGCCGACTTATAGCTGACTTGAAATAGTCTTTAATGTAGAACCACTACAAGTCGTGCCATAATGAGTCAGAACTGCCTTATTCTTCCAACCGGTCTGCTTGAATATACGCCGCGTCTGTCAAAAGTTGGTTAGCGAGTTTGATCATGAGCTTTGGGTCGGCGAAAACGGTCACGGAATTTCCATCTTCATCCACAATGTTGAACCACGACAGCGTTTTATCGTCAGATTGATTAGCCTTTACCTCAGCTACATGGTGCAGATTTACGGACATTGACATGTTTACACGCTCCTATAGGATAATTGTAGTTGCCGTTACTCTCACACGGCTGTATTCACTGTTATAGCGGTTGGTTATTCGTGCGACATTGCGCGGTAGATGCTGAATGTTTTAGCTGGAAGCGGGTATTCACCCATCCATACCGCATCTGGATACGATGTTCTCCAGATAGTATTGCCCGCTGGCCCGTCTTTAAGGACTGCTACACGGTGCGAACCCGTAGGCGTCACCTCTTGAATTACGTAGACTGCGCGCCGGTTACCGTTGGTATCGAACGGTTTTTCGTGGGACAACTTCGTTACAGTTAACATTACTCCACTACCTCCTTTGGCATAATAGCCGCGTTAATTGTAGTCATGATATCGCCAACACGCTTTGCAATGCCACCCTCTGCTACCCATTCCGTCAGTGTATCGTGTACGTACTGCGCTTCCTCTATCGGGCAGTTTTCCCAGTCACCGTTCGGATCGATGGCCTGCATGAAGTCCTGCACCTCGACCCATTCAATCGCGAGGATGACGGTGATACCAAGGTCAAGCACATTCGCATCCAGCAGAACCGTGCAAGCCCGCTCCGCTGCTTTGTCCCCTTCAGCTGTCTTCGGTAAATCCATTACCCGCTTCAATTCCACACACGCTGCTGCCTGCTTCCTCAGACTCAAATCCTTCACCTTAACCATGTATACCATCTCCTTCAGTTATATTGTAGTGCTATTCCTTCGTGTAACCGTCGAACCAGCCTTTACCTTTTGTTGAAGGCTTACTGCAATGTGCTTTCGCTTCCTCCAGCGTCAGCCCTGTTTGCAGAACCTTCGGCTTCCGACCCGATTGATAATAGCGAACGATTTTATAAGTTTGCATGTGCACCCGCTCCTTCAGCTATATTGTAGTGTTGCTGTCGCTTATAAGTAGCGGTCTCACATCCGCCGGTTCGCTGTCTCTCTCTTAACTAACTTCATTGTAGCACACATTCTGTAGTAGTGCAATAGGTAATTTCGTGTAGTGCTAGATAAATTTTTCGATGTAGTTGATCACGCCTTGCAGCGTCTTGCGTGTCACCACGTTCCGGCCTGCGAAATCGTCGCTGTCGCGGTCTGTCGTCTTGGTTGTGTCCAGTTCGTAGCGATCCGGGTACACACATACATTAATATGGTAGAAGCTGCCGGATATAACGATGTGGTCAAAGCCGTCGTTTCCGTAGCGGTCGATGTGCTGCACACGGCGCATACACTCCGACTCTTTGACTGCTGCGATGACTTCGAGAGAACGCGTGTCGACCACGTCTTCCTCAGCTGCGTCAGCTGCGCCCATTTCGTTCAGGTCGTGCGCTTGTAGTGCGTCAAGCCATTCCTCAGCTGTAGCAAAGTCAACTGCGCGTGGTTGTGGCGTTCTCATTGTACTCGCCCTCCGTTTCGGTGTGTGTTGCTCATGTACTTATAGTATCACCACTACAGGATTTTGTAAACAGGGTAATCACAAGATGCAGTATTAACGCTGTAGTGCACTAAAGCCACCTATGTTTGTAGTGCGATAGCGCGCTGATGTTGTAGCGATGTGGCGCGTTTTTGCGGCGATGTTGTGTCGCGTTAATGCTGTAGTACTTTAGCGAGATGAAGCCCCACTACCCTACCGGGTTAGGGCCAAAACCGGAGTCCCACCGCACGGGTTACGGGTCGAGAACAGGGGGAAGGCAATATTTCAATCATTGTCACTACCGACCCGAACGAATACTACACTACCGGGTACTACCGGTGGCGGGTCCAAATAAGTACCTTTAATATTCCCCTTGCATGTTCCATATGCCGTATGCTATAATTTGGACATACCCATCTGGTCGATGGAATGAGATTCTGAATGTCGCCAACATCGGAATCCTATCGAGTTTTCTTCAGATGTCTATGCCTAAACACCTGAGGACTCGAAGTAAAGAGCTGAGGACTTGCCGGTCCCGGCTCTTTTTCTTTTTGTCAAAAAGTGGTTGTCTATTAAATGTTGTACATGCTATACTAGATTCATAGGCAGCCTTGGACAGCGGCCTTCAAAATTCATAGTGCGCGGTCCTTAGACCGGCATATGCAGCCGAACGTATGCGGGTACACTACGCTGCAAAGAGAAAAGCGCTCAGGGCTAACGAACCCTTGGGCGCTTTTACTTTTACACCCCTATGGCATGAGGTACTTGTCTTCCCCTGTCCGGCCTTACTCCAGCTTAGAATCGCCGGGCGGACCAGAATCCGCCGGTCAAATCCACCCCTATCCTTCAGATATAATATATTGCATATAACACATGGACATGCTAGAATAATAGACAAGTTAATAGAAAGGGATGGGGCAAAGATGAAGCAAACATTTAACGTTACAATCACGTTCGAGAAGCAAATGACGGAGGAAGACGTAGCACAAGCGCTGAAGGCGTTCGGCACGAAGGTCGCCTTCGAGCAGCACGGCACGACGCGAACACGGGAGCTTATAACCGATCAGTTCGAACTGAAGCCGGAAGATAACCTGCACGTAGCCGTGGCGGTGGTTCTATGAGAGTTGTTACAAAAATTAATGTGATAGAAGAGATGTCGGCTGAGGAAACACAATTGCTGGTTGACGACCGCGCGAAGTACGGCGATGTCGCCTTTCATGAAAAGCTTGAAATCGCGAAAGCAGAAACAGCCGATATGATTAGGTCAGCCGTCAAAGAAGCGCTTGACCTTGACAACGGTAGTACCAGTTACATGCTTGATGTAGCGGTGGAGGTGATTCTATGATCGGCTGGTTTAAGCGCATTCGATGGGAGTTAGAAACACACTTCCAGATTATGCAAACCATAGAGCGTCAGGCCGACGCTTGGAAGGGTTACACAATCGACCACGCCGGAAAGCTGACCGACCATCTTGTTCGTATACAACAGCTGGAGAAGCAGGTCGAAAACCTTACCAAGCAGGTCCTCTATTTGGAGGAATTGAGTGACAATGTAGGAGTACTGGAGAAACTGCTTGCCAAACAGGACGACCGCATTCTAAGAATGGAAGGGCAAATGCCATGAACGACAATTCCGTACATTTGGAAAAGATCAAGTTCGAAGTTCGGGCGATCATCGAGAACGACTACTTAGACGACCTGAAGAATATCGACGCACGTGCGGTAGACGACTTCTATCATAACCAGACGCGAATCATGCTTCGTCAGCTATTACTGGCGCAGAAAAACGTGAAGTACCCTACGGTATCTTATCCGAAAACATGGTGGGACGGATTTAAGCTAGCGTGTTTCCCTAAGTACCTGCTGAAGCGGTTCCCGGCGGAGTTCACGACTGTTCATTTCGACGTATCTATCGTCTATCCTCAGATCGAATTGCCACGTGAACGGAGCTTTGTTCATGTAAAGACGCGAGAGGAAACGACGGCGAACTGGGGAGGGTACAAGGAATGAACACCCTAACGGAAATCCTTCAGGTACACCCCGAATTTACCAGTAAATCGCCGCTGGAGCGCAGCATCACCGCAGCTCTGGCGACGGCGTTCCAAGACAGTAAGAAAGCCTTCGCGCTTGGGCCGGACGAGCTGGTCTTCGAACTGAATCGGGGGACGGAGCAGCAATGGCGGGAGTTTTTAGCCATGACTCCCGTCAAGAATTATATAAGACAGCGTTTAGCTGAAGAAGCGGATATTGCCAGCCGCAAGGCACTCAGTACTCTTACCAGAGAAGCCCTTTCCGGCGACGTTCAAGCGATCAACCGGCTAAACGACTTGGCGGGCCTGCTGAACAAGGGCAGCTCGAATAAGATCGTCGTGCTTCACCGCATCCCGCGCCCGGAGGTGTCGAATGGGGCTGAATGACGCGGTTGTAAGTCGAATCATTGCAATTGTCGTTGTCGCTATAGTCACAATAAGCGCTGGAGTCGGAATCTATATAGGGTGGTGCATTTGGGGATGAGATGGGAAATTGTGAATGGCAAGAAGACTTTGGTCCTGACATATGACGAGTACTTTAAAGCCGGTCAGCTCATGACGCCGGAAGAAGCCAGAAAACTATTGGAGGTAGAGAAAAATGCAAAATAACCTTGTAGACCACATTGGCAGTACTGTTACCGTCTGGACGAAAGACGGCAACGCAATGGAAGACCGTACGCTTCTCACCGTAGATAGCTACGGCGTAGTGGTTACACAGTGGAACAACGAAAGCCGCGCAGTCTTCGTACCTTGGGTACATGTCAATTACATCGACTATCCAGCCGCTTTGCGCCCTACACTTGCTAAAGTCGATACGAAGGATGAGGTGTACTATAATGTCCGTTAAAACATACGTAACGAAACCACAAGAGGTAAGAGCACTACAATGGACCGGCAATAACCGCGCTACGGTGCTGGACTTCACGAACGAAGGCTGGTTCTCAGGTCACGACGAGTTTTACATGCATGAAAAGGGCAGAAGCATCCCAGTACTGGTAATGCCGGGCATGTGGCTGACAAAAGATGTACACGGTGATATCGAAATACTGACCGATAAGGATTTCCAAGAACGCTACGACGAGGTGACGGACTAATGAGTATGAATCAACCAGAAATGCAGCCGTACATGGGCGCAGCGCCCGGACCTGTGGAACCGCCTGAGCAAGAGCCGAACATGGACCCATCCGACGAGACAGCGGTTGTTCGCATGCAGCTCCTTGATTTTGTGACGGAGATTCGCTTTCAGACGGACGTAGACCTGCCGACCCGCGCAGAAGCCATTGCCAAGCTTGCCGGAGCGTATAAGCAGCTCGTTCCAGATGCCGCGGGTATGGACCCGCAGCAAGAGTTCCAGCTTAAAGTAGCCGAGCTTCAGCTGAAGAAACAAGAAATGCAGGCCAAGCTGGAATTTGAAGCGCAGAAGCATCAACAGCAGATGCAGATGGATCAAGAGAAGCACTCTCTTGACCTACAAAACCAGCAGACGCAAAATGCTTTCTCTTTACAACAAGGGGAACAACAGCTTCAACATAAACAACAGCAGCATGAACAGTCTCTACAGTTATCCAGAGAAAAATCAGCCGAGAAAGCTAAGCAGCAGAAGGCTCCAGAGGGTGAATAAGCTATGTCTGATAAACTATATCGGCAAATCGCGCATGTCCCGGAAGACGGGATAGGCTTAATCATCCATACAAGCCGCAGTTATCAAGACCGTTTCCTTCAAACCGTATGGAAGCTGAACCCTATGCTTCAGGCGCAGCTTAACCGGGCGAACAACACGATCATACTGCCGAACGGGTTCAAATGGCGGTCCGTGGTCTTCTACCGAATGGAGGACCTGCAAGGCATTCGTCCTGAACTGGTCCTGCTGGACGGTATTGATCCAGATAACCCGGCTATCAAGTACATGAAAGCGAGGGGCGCGCATGTTGAACCTTTGTCAAAACTGTCACCTAGATCATATGCGGAAGCCGGAAGATGAACACCCGGCCTACCTGTACTGCCCCAGTTGCCAAGCCATTGAATTAACGTATGATCCGATGCCACATCAAGAAGCTTTCCACGCGACGGACTATCGCTACAACGATGACGGCTCCATTAAACTACAGATTATCGGCGTCTTCGGCGGATACGGTTCGTCGAAGTCCCGCGCTTCCCTTGAAGAATGTCTCATACGTTGTCTAGAGAACCCTGGTGGCACGGGGCTTTTCTGCGCTCCGACGCTGGGTCAGCTGAAGAAAACGACGATGAAGACGTTCTTCAACGAAATCTGTCCGCCGCAGCTGATTGAAAGCTTTAACAAATCTGATATGGAGTTGAAGATGGTCAATGGCTTTGTTTGGTATTTTATCCCGACTGACGACGAAGAAAAACTCCGTTCCATCAACGCCGGTATTATCCACATGGAAGAAGCGTCAGGCATCAACCGTACGATCTACGACCAGTTGGCAACCCGTATGCGTGATCCATTCACAGCAAACCGCGTCATGTTCGTCTGCTCTAACCCAGACGTCGGCTGGATACGGGACGTACTCGTTGAAAACGAATCACGTAAAGATAAGGCGCACCCAGAACATAACGACTACAACCCGGCTATTGTAACTTATATATGGCCTACGCATCTTAACAAGTACTTACCGCCGGACTTTATCGACAACCTGCGTAAAGGTAGGCCGGAATGGTGGCAAGCGCGGTATCTCGACGGCAGCTTTAAGTACTCCGAAGGTTTGGTCTATCCGAAGGTCGGGGATTGTTTCACAACCTACGCGGAGTACTTCGGCGGTAAAGAAGTACCGAAGTCATGGCTGAAGGGCGTGTCGATGGACTGGGGCATGCGGAACGCTACAGCGATCTACTTCCACGCGATTAACCCTATTCTTGGCGAAGTTGTCACCTATAAAGAGTACTACGTACCGGGCAAAACTGTGCCGGAACACGCCAAAGAGCTGAAGCCGATGATCGACGAAATCTCTCCGGGCACACTCTACGCGATGGTTGCCGATCCGAGTACAAACAACAAGACGGACCCGGTAAATGGGAAGTCGGTCATGGGCCTGTTCCAAGAGTACGACATCTTCTTCCAGCCCGGTAACAACCATATGGAAGCCGGGATACTACGGGTCAACAGCTACATAGAGCGCGGCAAATGGAAGATACTCACTGACCGAAATCCGAACCTTGCCCGCGAACTGATCAACTACAAGTACCCGGAGCAGACGCTCGACGATAAGAAGAACCCGGACGAAAAGCCGATCAAGAAAGACGACCACGGGCCTGACAGCTGCCGGTATTGGTTCATGAGACTGCCGGAAGACCCGGACCTCTTGTTTACACTCTCCAGTTATGAAACGCCGACGCGTTATAAGCGGGAAGAAGACGACGAGGACGAAGACTGGGACGACTACAACGAAGACGGAAAAGATTATCTTTCCTATATCTAGAAGGGAGTATACAATGGGACTATATACAATTTACTGGTCTGATATGACTTTTCTGTCTTACGAAATGACTGCAAAGCAGTACGACAAGTTCTGTGAAGCGGCGGCGGAAAACAGAGCATACGTTAAGCTTCACGATGTAGGGTTCTTCATCCTTAAAGACGTACGGATGATCGTTCCAGTTGTCGAAAAAGAGATTGAGGAAAACAAGGGAACTGATCCAGACTTTACGGTCGAAGAAGCGGCTTACATGGACGCCATGCGCGTTGCACAAGAACTGGCAGAACAAGATGACAGTGAAGATGTCGATTATGGCGGAGGTGGAATGATTTAATGCCAAACCAGCAATTACAGCCGGACCAAAAAGGCGTGAACGCGCCGAAACCAAAGGCCAGCGCTAAGGACGAAGCTGAACGCGTCAACCGCATGCAGGCCCGCTACCGCAAGGCGGAAAACGCAGTACTGCCGAAGCACCAGCAATTTAAGATACTGGATACCTTCGACCGGGGCGAACAATGGAAAGACCAATCGCTTCCGCCGTGGATTCCGAAGCCGGTTGCGAACTGGATGCGTTACGTGCGTACAATCAAGCGGGCGAACCTCGCGTCGGCTATTCCTTCAGCTAACTACACGGCACGGACGCCGGAGCAGGCCCCTTTGGTGGACAAACTGCATAAGGCGTACAAGCATGTATGGGAAGTGGAGAAGGTTCCGCGTATTATCCGCCGCTGCATCGACCGTTCTCTAATCCAAGGAACGGCAATTGCGACGGTCTATAACGACGAATCGGCCTATGGCGGTCAGTACTTCGGTCCAAATGACCCGAAAAACGCTCTGTATCAAGGCAAAATCTGCGTAAAACGGTTCCCATTGACCCGGTTCTTCCCGGACCCGGACGCTTACTGCCTCGATGATTGTAAGTACATCGAAACAACGGACAACCTGCCGCTTCGTACGGTTAAAGCGAACAAAAAGTATCAAGAGTATGCAGGTAAAAAGCTGGCTGAGATTACAACGCAGCAGCTTGCGCAGTCCGAAACGGAAGCTGGAGACGCCTTCGACCGCGATCAAACGATTTCCGGCGGGCAGACGTTCCAAACCCACAACGACGAGATGGTTACGGTTCATACGCATTGGGAACGGTACATCAACGATCAAGGCCGTTGGCAAATGGACGTTACGCAGTACTTATCCGGCGCTAATTTCGAGCTTTACCGCGTAGAGGACGCTAAGCCGAGCGTTTATCCGTTCGCGGTACTGTACGACGAGGAAGAAGAAAACGACTTCTGGGGCGGCTCCACGCTGAAAGACATTCTGGAGCAGCAGAAGATTATCAACAAGACGGCTCAGGTTTCGTCGATTCTTGGCACACTGCATCAGAACCCGCAAAAAGTCGTCACGAAGACGTCAGGTATCAATGCAAAAGAGCTGGCTCGTACCGGTCAGATGCCGGGTAAGGTCTGGACGACGAACGACCAAGACCCTACCAAGTCGATCCACTACTCCCAGCCGCCGGACATTCCGAAAGGACTGTTCGAGACGGAAGACCGTACGAAGGCCGACATCCGGGAAATGGTCGGCATTAACGAAGCCTACACCGGGCAGTCGGTCGGCTCTCTGACCACATCGACCGGCGTCAACTCCCTTATCGAGCGGGCAACGCTCCGGGACCGTGACAAGATGGTTCAGATTGACGAGTTCGTTGAACGTATCTCGGACTTGATTGTCATGAACATTATGTACAAATGGCAGGACGAGCGCCCGATTACGACGACCGGTCCGAACGGCAAGCCGCAGTACGAGAACTACACGCCAATTGACGAAGCCATGATCGACAATCTGGAGTGGACCGTCCGCTCTGACGTGTATGCCAAGGCTCCGACGACCGCAGCGCTTCGCAAGCAGCAGGCCGACAACCTGATGCAGATGCAGGGACAGTTCCAATTCGATCCTCCAGTTATCATTCCTGAAGAATGGATTCGGTTCCAAGACTTCGACTTCAAGGAAGAAATCCTGCTCCGCATGCAGACGGACCGCGAACGTAAAGAGCAAATGGCAGGTCAAGACTACGCACAGATGATCATTCAAGCCGCTGACCAAATCGCGCAGGCCCGCTCAAAAGGTATGGCTCCAGAGAACGCGCAGAATATGGCGCTTCAGATGGCTCAGCAAATGCTTCAGCAGAAGCAGGCCAGCGATTCGAAGAACGGCATATCGTCGCAGGTTCCAGAGCAGGCTCCGCAGCAAGGCGTTACCGGGCAGCAGGCGATGATGGCGCAGGCGCGTGGTATGTAGCATTTAGTGCTTGTATTATCATATGCAACATGCTATACTTTATGTACACATAGAGGAACTTCTCCAAAGTATCCGTCCCTGTGTAAAGAAGATCGGCCCCATCCGGTCCAAGGTTTTTCGAAAACGATGCAAAAAGACCCGGCAATCACAGCCTTTACGCTGCCCGCCGGGTCTTTTTGTGTTTACCAAACCTTTAAGCCGGACTTTGTACAACTATCCAGCATTAAATGAGAAAACCAACCAACAAGTAAACCTCCGCCACACTGCGGGTCCCATAAGGCGACCAGTCCGCACACCGGCAACATCACCCACAACCTATGCGTCGGACCGCGATGCTTCAACCAAATGTAAAGCGGTAGTATTCTTGCAGCCGGAGCGCCCTTTATGTCTGCGTCAGGTATCAGCGCTCCGATTACTACGAAAATAGGGTTTACATATAAGTTCCCGACAAGCAGCATCAGCCAGAGTAGGAAGCCAAAATACACATGCACACGTCCGTTTGGGACACAACACCTCCATTCTCTATTAGCTTGCCCAATATGTTGACGTAGTATTCTATGAATCTATTGCCAATTACTAGATTTTGTAGTAGAATCACCTTAGAACGGGTAGGCTCCCGCAAACAGCCCAAACTTGTAAACAAAACTTCGCGACCCACGCGTATAAAGGGAAAGGTGGAAAAGCGTATGGACCCAAATGAACTTATTGATGCAGACGGATTGATTGACTTCGGCGAGGATACCTCAGATGTAAATCCCGGCGACTTCTTGGAAGACGACAACGACGACAATAACACGGACAAGCCTGACGAATCCGAAAAGTTTCATGGCATAGAGGAAGACGAAGAAGACGAAGAAGACGCTGAACCCATTGTAGAGGAAGAAAAGAAGGACCCGGAAACGGAACCTGAAAAGAAAGCCGATACACGGACCCCTGAGCAACTGGAACAGGACCGCCAAGCAGCGGAACGACGCAGAGAAGCCAAATTGCAGGAGCAGCTTCAGGCTTCGCCAGAGTTCCAACTGGCTAAGACCCTAAGCGACATCTACGGTAAACCTGTACCTGAGATTATGGCCCAGCTGCAAGAAGCCCAGCTGAAGAAACAGGCGGAAGCGCAAAACGTCCCTATCGAAATTCTGCGCCGTGAACAAGAGCGTGATAGACAGCTTGCCCAGCAAAAGCAGGAACTTGATCGTCTTAACTTCCAGATGTGGCAAAACCGCATCGAAGGAGAGAAAGCCGCGATTTCGGAGAAGTATCCAATGCTTGACGAAGCAGACCTTACAACGGCTGTATCGTACTTGCTGACGGAACTCAAAAACCCTGAGCTGCCTTTAGACCGTGCGGTCATGGCCCTGTATCACGAAAAGATCATCGAAGGTGTACGCAAAGCGGAACGTAATGAAGCCCTAGCGGAAATGAGCGGACGGAAAAAAGGTTCGGTTCCTCCGCCATCCAATAATAAGGCTAACGATTCCCAAGACGCTTTGACGGATGAAGAAAAATACATCGCTAAGCAGATGGGATTAACGGAAGCCCAATATCTCAAATGGAAGTAGGTGTAGGGAATGGGATTGCAATTTCGCAGAGGTCTTAACTCTGACGCAGTTAACCCGGTAAAAGACTGGAAGCTTGACGCTACATACGCGGCTACGGCTAAGCCGTACGACCTTGTTAAGCTAAACGGCTCCGGCGATGTAGTGCTTGCAGCTACGAATGACACATCCGTACTTGGTGTACTGGAAGGTCTGGAGATTCGTCAGCAAGGCGATTCGCTTACTTACGGAAAAGTCCGTACTGTAGCAGGCATCTATGAAGTTCCGTATGTAGGTGGCACACCAACGGTTGGCGGCGTTAACCCTGTTACAATGACAAACGGCGGTCAATTGAACGCTGCCGTGGCTACAACGCCGGTATTCAAAGTTATTGCAGTTAACGCTTCGCGCAGCACAGCTGACGTCATTATCACAGGCCGTCTACTGGTCTAATAGGGGAGGGACATAACCAATGGCAGTTATTCGCGGTAATTATTCGAAGTTACTGGAGCCGGGTCTTCGTAAGATCATTTTCGAAACTTACAAAGAAAAGCCGGAACAATACTCCAAATTCCTGAACGTCCTTAGCTCGAAAAAAGCTATGGAAACGGACCTTCGTATGGGCGGCTTCGGTCTCTTTAACACTAAAGGGACTACGGATGCTACGGAGTACGAAGACCCAACAGCAACTGACACTGTTCAGTACAAACACGTTACCTTCTCGAAAGGTTTCCAAGTAGAGAAAGAGCTTGTTGACGATGAACAGTATGGTCAGATTAACAAAATGCCGAAGGCGCTGGGCCGTTCTGCCCGCGCAACCATCGAAACAGAAGCAGCTAAAATCCTGAACAACGCAGCTGTTGCTTCCCCTACGAACTGGAAAGGCGAAGCGCTTATCAGCGCCAGCCATGCTCGTTTGGACGGCGGTACAACAACTAACGCTATCGGCGACTTGGCGTTGACGGAAGCTAACCTTGAAATCGCGTTGAAGCTGGGTGCAGAGCAGATCGACGAGCGCGGTCTGAAAATGCAGCTGAACTTCGATACATTGATTGTCCCACGCGCACTGGAGTTTACAGCGATGAAAATTGCTGAATCCACGCTGCTGCCGGGTACAAATAACAATGATATCAACCCGATGAAGGGTCGTTTCAATATCATCGTTCTCGACTACCTGACAGATACGAACAACTGGTTCTTGCAGGACTCTACTGCTCACCAGCTGAACTTCTTCTGGAGAGAGAAGATGAACTTCAAGACGACAACCGACTTCGATACGGACGTTGCGAAGTACAAAATGCGCTTCCGTTTCAGCTCTGGCTGGACGGATCACAGAGGTATCCTCGGCGCTATCGTAACAGGCGGCTAATAAATAAAACGAACACCCTCATGGTACAAGCTATGGGGGTGTTTTCGGATATAAGGGAGGAAAGAACAATGCGTACCGAAGAATTTGGCATGCTGGCTACAAGACAAGAGCAGATGCAATACGCGATGCTGCAAGAGCTGCGGGAGATTAAGCTGCTGCTTACACCGAAGGAGCCTGTTGCGGAAAAGCCGAAGCGTAGCAAAGCGAAGCCTGCACCGGAAGCACCGGAAGCACCGGAGGTGATTGAGGATGAAAGTCAGCGAAATGATAGCGATGGTGGAGAGTAACGTCGACGACGTTCTCACATCTGACGTTGTAGTGCCTTGGCTGAACGCTGGCCTTAACAAGCTGGCTGTCGAAGTCAAAGCCGTGTTTCCTCAGTTACGAAATGACGGCGATCTTGAAGACGTTCCAGTTATTGACGAGAAGTACCACGAACTGCTGGTTCTGTATGCTTCAGCTATGTACAAAGGACAGGACAGCGCCCGGATGGAGAAAGCCGACTACCTGAATCAGTTCTACACCGATATGGCGAACTTCGCGGAGAACTACAACCCGCCTATGCAGTACCGCGACGACGAGCTGGTGCAGCAATACAAGGCTACAGCCGGACAAACCACGTTCACGATTACAAGCGACATTTACAACGAGCAGTACGGGAACCTAAAAGTCTACGTAAACAGCGTAAAAACTACAGGTTTCACGAAATCCGGCAATACATTTACATTAACGAATCCTGCATCTGAAGGCGATGCTGTAACAGCTATATGGGAATCCCACGCAGAGCTGGAACAAGCTCCTTACGGATGGACTTGGTAAAGAGGTGATATGCGGTGACTAGGCAATCCATTCAGGCGGACTCGTCTCAGAAGTTATTCGAGTCGTTTATGGACTTCTCCGGCGGTTTGAACTCGGAAATGTCCAACGAGCAGCTGAGGGAGAATGAATATACGACGTTCGAGAATGTTGACTTGGACGGCATAAACCCACGCCTGCGTTCCGGGCGTATCCGGCTCGGAACAGCGGGTACTTCAGGTTTTGCGCAAGGGATGTTCTTCTTCTATCAGATCAATGCTATCGCTCCGCATATCATCGTAGCTGCTTTCGGCAGGCTGTACCGTATTGTAGCCGGTAACTCTATCGAAATCCCGATCACAGACGGAACAAACCCGTTCACATTCCAAACGGATCGGACCGTTGAAGCGGTGCAGTACCGGGAAACGCTGTACATAGCAACGGGTACAAAACTCGTTGAATTGTGGATCGACACGGACGATACATTCAAAGCCCGGACGATTACGCCGTATACTCCAACCGTTATGGAAGCTATCTATATCGGTACAAATGCAATGGCGGACAATCCTTCAGGTTACATCCAAGATGGCACGGCGTCCGTACTCGCCTTAACAGGTATCCAGCCGGACCGCCAGAAATCTGCAATTAACCTTCCAGTTGAATTTACCGCGTTCATAGACAAGCGCGTTTCATATAGCGGTACTCATGATTTCAAGTGGGAGTATAAAAAGACCGCAGAGACGGACTTCAAACTCATTAGTGATTGGCAGGCCGGTCATCAGGTCCTTGATATGAAGTTCACGGAGCTGGGACCCTTCGATATTAAAGCGACGGTTCGAGAATCTGCCGCACCGCTTAGTCTTGCAGGTAGACCTATTACCGCATACAACACGGTCAGCCCGAATCAGGTCGAGACAAACTTAATAGACGGTCTGGATACGACGTACTTGGAAATGCAGTATAATTCCGCAACCGGATATACGTCGCAGTTTATGATCGATTTAGGCAGCGTGAAGCAAATCAACCAAATCACGCTAAAGCACTACGGAGCTTACTTGAAAGCAACCGGTGGAACCTACACTAACGCGTTTAATACGAATAGATGGCGCATCCGCACAAGTAACGATAACAGCACTTATACAGATATAAAGACGGTTACTGGCAACGTTGACGATATTACGAATACAGCGGTTGACGTGTCGTGCAGGTACCTGATGATCATAGTCGAGCAGTCTACGCAGACACCTAGTACGGGCAACACGAAGATCGTAGAGCTTCAGGTATGGGGTCCGCCAAGCGTAGATTCTAAACAATCAACATTCACGTTGTCGAACTACGCTGTAAATAGTACAGACTCGACAGCCGATATACCAACGGACGGTATCCGCCAATGTAACAAAATCGTCTTGCATTGGGACCGGCTGATTCTATATGGCGACCCGCTGCACCCGTACCAGATATACGTCTCGGACCTGACGAACCCGTACTACTGGCCTACGACAAATACGATTATGTTCAATACCGGCAAGCTTGAAGCGATTACGTCGATCACACGGTTCCAAGACTTGCTGCTGATCTTCACGAAGACAACGATTCAAACACTGACCGGCAAGTCTCCAGATGACTATGCACGGTATCAGATTCACGACGGTTTGGGCGCTGTAGCAGGTTGGTCCGTGAAGGTTGTAGGTAACAATGTCATGTTCCTGTCTCATGAAGGGGTTATGCTGCTGAAGCCGAACCCTTACCGGCTGGAATCTATGAATGTCAGTCGGGCAGATCGTCAGGTGAAATCAGAAATGCCGACGGATAGCGATGCCTGCGCGATTGTTACCCAAGGTCAGTACTGGCTATGCTTCCCGCAGAAGCGGATCATATATAGGTTCTATTATGAGCGCGGCGTATGGGTCAAGGATGTTAACCCGGACAGTTTACACTTCAGGCAATTCCTGCTGTACGGCGAAGACATCTACAACCTGACACTGGATGCGAAGCTGTTGCGGCACGATCCTAACGTGTACACCGATGACGACTATATGTATTCGATCATCGTAGAGTCAAAGCACTTGGACTTCTCGTCGTCGTTTAACCAGAAGAAGCTAAAACGTCTTTACGTTCTGGCTCGACACTACAAGGATCACAACATCGACCTGTACGTCACGGTGAAAGCGGACTCGGCTATCGCACTTACGCCGGAACACGGTCAAGCGGTTATTACCGAAGACGGATTCGTTGAATGGCAGTATGACGTTACGCCGAATATGCACTTCTACACCGGCACAACGTTAGGCTTGTGGACTGTGGGTCAATCGTCGTTCGGGGAAGCACTTATCTCCGTTCAGAAAGCATCTGTTCGCGGTAAATGCCGCCGGACCAAGATCAGATTCGAGTACAAAGGCGGTCAACCGTTTGAATTTTACGGATTCGGCTTTGAATTTAGGCTCAAAAAGCCGTAAAGGAGGTAGAGACAGTTGGCAAAAATCAATCCTAGCACAATGAAGAACTGGAACAACGGCGACATCATGTTCGAAGCGGATTATGAGAAAGAGCGCTCCGTCATCATTACCGCAATCAACGCAAACGACGACCAGATTAAAGCTGTTGATGCGAAGCACGACGGTAATACAACGGAACTGGATGCGAAGATCGACGAAAAAGATACAGCAATGCGTACCTATGTCGATAACAAAAAGGTTAAAACGGACGACATCCTGCCTGAAGCTGTAACGCCTGATAAAATCGCACCGGGAATCCGGGAAGATCGGATCGAACTCGATTATCCGACCAGTCAGGTTGCACAACGGCTGGCGCAGCTGGAAGCGAATCCGGCAGGTATCCCGGAAGTACAGGCAGCACGTGGCGGATATCCGTCCCTTGCAGCACGGCTGGACGCACTAAGCCCAACCTTCTCTATGCCAGAGTATAAAACAACAGCCACAGCCGGTCAGACTGTGTTCGACGTATCGAGCGTAGGGCAGTTCGCGGTAGGTCAAAAGCGCATCCTCTCCTTCTTGATCGACGGCTATCAACAATCGAACTACACGGAAACAAGCTCTACAAAGCTAACCATTGCGAGTCCGTGCGAAGGCGGCGAACAAGTCTTCATCAAGTTTATACAAGGCGATTACTTACCAATGACTTCAGGTCACGGCAGAGCACACCGCAAAGGCGGAGTCGATGCAATTAATATCAACGATCTTGAAGGCGCTGATGATTTTGCAGTCCGCTTTGACCGCGATGTCAATGTTAAAGCGTACGGCGCTAAGGGCGATGGCGTTACGGACGATACGGCAGCTATTCAAGCCGCGATAAACGCGTGCGGAAACAAGCGCAGAGTTTACTTCCCTAACGGAACGTACGTCGTCAAGTCGACACTGGATGGCTCTCCTTGTTGTGGATTCGTCGGTGAGCAAGGCGGTGTAACTTTACTCTGGCTTCCGACAGACCGTACAACGGACTTGTTGCCGTGTGTTCGTATCCAGAGTAATCCTAACACTGTGCTTTCTCTGTACGAAAATATCACCATTGCCAGCGACGTTCCATATAGCGCGGCAACACTTGGCACATACATTACAAAATCGTACTTCGATACTTCTGACTACCGTATGTTCGCGGTAGGTTCCGTAGCTTTTGGAGTATCCGGCAAAGCAAAGCCGGTATTCCGTAATTGCAGTACGCGGAATGTAAAAGTCGGCCTTCATCTTGATGCGGACGACGGACATATCACTTCGTATGACTGTAACTGGAGCGGCTTAATCGGCGTTTACGTCAGTAAAAACGCTTGGGACTACTTCTTCCAAGGCGGAGGTATTCAAGGCATATTCACAGGCATCCTGCTAGGTTGCAAAATGTACGTAGGGTACAGCGGTGGTATGGGTGCTACAATGACCCGTGTCCACTTAGGCTACAGCGCCTACGGCATTTACCAATGTATCGACGACTTAGCGAACTACAACGCACAGCAGTACGTTGGCGGTCTGATCGGTGTGTATACAACGGTACGATTCGAACAGATCGGTGAAGCGGCTATTAAGATGCTACCGAAATCCCGCACGGACGGTACAACGTTTACAGGCTTCGGCATGAGTTGGAGTATTCAAGGTTCGCCGGAAGATTACACCATTCCAGCTGCGATCTTGCCGGATAACCAAAAACAGAATTACGGCGCTTACTTCGGGTACTTATCGAACTCCAAGTTCGGTCAGTTGGATGCAGGCCCTGTCTTAAAGTCGAGCAGAGCGAATGCCTTAGGAAATACGTACATTGCATTCTACGATGGCGGAGACTCCGACCTAACAGGTCTGGGAAGCGTGATCCAGTATGGAGACAAGAATCCGGCAGCTAAGATTTCCTCAGCTACACTGTCTGGAATGCTGGGCGGTCTGAATGCAAAAATCTGGAACGCAATGACGGCAGGTAATCTAATTGACGATCCAGAACGAGCTTCCTCTTGGCACACTTACAACAGCGCGACATTCCAAGAGATACCGGGTTCTTCATTACCTGATTGGCAAGGGTCTGAGCCACAAAAGGTTTTAGGCGACAATGTTATTGGGATTAAGGTTACGCCAAACGGAACTGACAGCCCGAACATATACATTGAGTTCCCTGACGTTCCGACACCAGTGGGCACGACTCGACCGCTAAATTTCGAGTACTACATCTACTGCCCGCAGTTTAAGTCCATCCGTTCTCGTATCTCTTTAGGTAACTGGGCTTACCTGTATGACTACTCCTTCGAATTGGCTTCAGCTACATGGAGAAAGGTCAGTAATGTTGATGGAGTGCCAAGCGATACGATGGCCTACAACGCGAACATCTTCGAGCTGCACCCATCGCAACCGACTTATATCGTCGGGGTTATGGTTTCGCAAGGTGTACCGGGTCCGTATGCGAGATTCAAGTATCCGTATACCAGCGAAGCTGTTGGTGCAGATAAGGGTGTCATCGTAAAGGACTTGAACCTTGACAAAAAGGCAATGATCTACTTCGATCAAGGTCAATTAAAGACAAGAGACTGGAGCGACGCGGACGGCATTGGTACGGTTCACGCACCTATGACTCGGATGCTTCAAGGTTCCTACACAGGCGATGCTGCTGCTGGAACGAGAACGATTTCCTTGCCAGGTGTCACGCCGAAGTTTATCTATATCGCGGGTTACACAAGCGCGGGGAACTCGATCACGGCAATCTGGATGGCTAATGCTTTTGTTCATATGGCACAAGGTCTCGCTTCTGGCGGGTCCAGAACGGGACCTACACAGACCGGCACGATGGTCCCTAACGGTATAACGAATGGATTTACTGTGCAAGGCACATCTCCCGGAGACCTGAATGCCGCTGCAAGCACCTACTATTACACCATTCTCTACTAGGAGGGGATACTATGATCGTCAGACCTAACGGTTCTTATGAACAAAACGGCTTATTCCCCAGCTCCAACTGGTACACTAATGAGCCGGATAATTATATCATAGACGAAAGTACTGAGCAGGGGCTTGCCCTTGCTCAGAAAATCATTGCGAACTATCCGAACTACAATTTGGTCGTGGATGACGGCAAGTTAGTCGATGTCACACTGAAGGAGCCGGGGGATGTCCCGGACCCTGAACCTGTTTTCAAACCAGAGCAAGAAATTGTGAAAGCTCTGGCATCCGTTATCTTCAGTTTAGGAGGTGCTTAATTTATGCCGGATAGAATGCCCGAACGAGCCATAGGCGACGGTAAAGGAATTGCAACACAGGCGGAACTTGCTTCCGTAGCAAGTGGCTCCCCAAGAGGATTTTTCACGACATTAGCGGCATTGCAAGCGGCTTACCCGACGGGTACGACCGGTTCATGGCTGGTTAACGCGGACCAGAAACTTTACTTTTGGAATGGCTCCGCGTGGACGGCAAGTATTGTATATAACGCAGCTGTTTTACCTGACGGGTCTGTTGACTATGCGAAAACGGATTTTATCACAACCGGTAAGAATCTGTTCGACGCAGACGGCGTGACCATCAACGGTCTCGACTCCACGCTGGGAATTGCGCTGCCGGATTCGCAATGGGTCCTGACACCGTTCATGAAAGCCTTGCCGGGACAGATTCTATACGCATCTACATACGGCGACGGCTCCCAGCGCATTGCGGCTTCGATTATTAATAAGATCGTATTCTACGATTCGAATAAAAACCCGCTTAGCTCTCTGGTGGGCGACCGTGCGACGGCAACTGTTCCAGCTAACGCGGCGTACTGGCGCTGCACGGTTCCTGTATCCTTCAGATATACAGACACTATGATTGAATACGGCGGTGTAAGCAGCACGTACGAGAAATTCAACTACCGTATTGCGCGGCTGGATATCAACCAAACGTACGAAGGGCTTCAGCAGGATGTTTCGGACGCTCAGCAAGACATCACAACGCTGAACGCTTCGATTATGGGGCTAGCTTCGGTAGCCGCGCTTGGTATCGAGAAGCAGGATCGTATTGCAGCCGACACCGCGCATGCAAATGCAGCGCAGGCGCATAACGCGACGCAGATTGTATACGATGCGACCAACAGTGTTAAGCAGAAGCTCGACACTCTGCAATCTGCCTATAGTAACCTGACGACCGGCCCTGCTCCGAATGCGGCGGAGGTGCAGGACATACGGCTTGGTGCAGATGGGACGAATCGAGCTTCAGCCGGTGCAATGGTCCGCGAGATTCACGCACAACAGCTCGATTCAGCATGGGCGTCTACTCCAGTTAAGCATGGTCTTAACAACATCAATCCCGGTGTTAACGCGGCATCTGCAAAGTTTACGGGATACGGCGCAACGCGGGTTAACTTGATGGGCGTAGATGGCGGATTTGAAACTATTGGAATGCCGGGTTGGTTGGCGAGTAGTGCTTCGACAATCAAACAGGATGCAAACAGCGCTGTTTCTGGCACTTATGGCAACTTGGTTACTTCAACAGCTTTAAACGCTTTTTACACAGAAAAGCGAATTTCGTTCTTGCAGGACGGTAAATATTATTTATTCCTTGCAGGCGTGAAAAACTCAACAGCGTCGCAAGTTATTGCGTTATTCCGCTTCACGGATACAAACGTCGGCGGGACCTTAAATACAGCAAAAGGCGGAACGAGCCTTACGTCTGCAAAGGGTACGCCATACGTGAAAATTTCCCCTTCCGATTATTCGGCGGTTAACCAAGTGGGGGCAAGTTCTTGCAATATGAGGATTCAAGGGACTTCCACAGTAATTGGACAATCATTTTCAGTGGATGAAATCCGAGTATTCGAAATCACAGCAGCCGAATACGCAAAAATCGACGTTGATCCCGACTGGACGGGTGACAAGCTTGCGGAGCGTTTCCCATACGTGGACGGCGTGAAGCATGGTCAGGGTGTCGGGGTTAAGAAGACGGGTAAGAACCTTGTCAACCAATTCACGGATGGGTCATGGACAATACATGCGAATGCTTCTGTTTTGTCTCCTACAAGCGTAGTTCTCAATGCGACGGCGGCATCGCAGTCTTGTAATTTGATTGTAAATGTTTTACCTAATACAACGTACACAGTTTCAGCAACGCAGAACGCAACAGACAGCCGATTAGGAATAACGGAGCAAGACGCCAATGGAACAACAACAGTCGTGTATGTTTCAAGACTTTCAGGCGCTGGTTACAAAACTTATACATTCACAACAGGCGCTGGCACGTACCGTTTGAATTTAGCGCTCACAAACAATTCGGCTGGTCAGTATACATGGGATAATGTACAACTTGAACTAGGCTCCACAGCAACGCCATTCGAGCCATACAACGCCGATTTCATTTTCCTGCCGACTATCCTTGCATCGAACCTTGACGGCAGCGTTAGAGATACGGCGTACGAGCGCGAAGGGATTTATTACAAGTATAAGAAGTGGCAGACGGGCAACGTTTTAAGCGGTTCGTTGTCGTGGTCAATCAATGAAACGCAGACGGGATATAAACGAATTAAGCCCGATGTAACAGGTTTCGGTGGCTATTCCGTCACATTACCGAAACGAGTAACTAAATTTGATGGAACGCCCCTTGCAGATTTCGGTATAAACGGCGTTCTTACGGCAAAAGACCAATTTAGTTATGACGGCGGCCCCGGACTATCTATTTCCGTCGGTACGGCTGATTCTGGTTGGGCCGATACACATACGCCTATACTCGCGGATTTAAAGGCATTCGCTAACGGCTGGAAGATGAACAACGGCACACTAGGAACAGCCTATCCCGGCACAGGTACAAAATACTGGACGCCAATCGTTACACCAAAGGCTAACTTTGTGGGTAAGGTTAATGGAAGTACGGTTGAATGCCCACATTTATTAAAACGCGGTGGAAATACAACGCTAATGACGCCCGGAATATTCGGTGGAGAAGATCAAGCCGACAAAGCGCAATATCTCGACGGTAATACGGCGGTTAAAATTTCGTCACCATCAGGTGAGATAGCGCAAATTTTAATATCCTTCAACCTTATCGAACACGTACTACGCAAACACGGCTCAGCGGTATTCGGTGCGGCTGTTACTACGGTTGATAGAGTAACGTGGTTAAAGGCGAATATCGGGCGGATTACGGCGAACTGGTACGGGTATGGTTCAGGGCCAGCCGGGAACAAAGCTAATTTTACACAATATAATTATTTTTCTTCAACATGGAGTTCGCCAAGCACAAATACCAGTTCATCGCCAAGTAAATTATCCTATGCCGTTACTAACATGGGGTCTTATATCGACGCTAACGGCATGGTTTCGTATCTTTCCTACGCAGACGCATCAGACGGAACAACAGCATCCACAGTCTATACGGACTATATTGATCTTGACGTTGAATTGAACGTACAGACCGTTCCGGCAACAGGTTATTCGTCGGTAGATTACAAGCCATATACACTTGATTATGTGCTGGCTACGCCTGTTGAGGAAGTCATTTCCGGCGCGGCGGGTTTTGTATCACTGGCAGCAGGCGGGAATCAGGTTGAATTGTTCGAGGGCGTGATTGTTAGGGAAAAGGTGACGCCGTACAACAATGGGACAACATTCGCATTTATTAATCACGCTACTTATCCGACATCACAAACAAAAAACAGGTACAACAACAACGGCACGCTAATCATTTTTAGAAACGGCGTAGACGATACGAAAAATTGGACGAAAGACCCTGCTCCATCTTGGGCAGGAGGTAGGAGTGGTGCGTATATTGCACTTGCAAACTACGATCCAACCGCCGAATACACAGTCACTTACACCGTTCTGGACAAATTTTCCTATACCGCAAACATTGTCGATGCTATACTAGAATACAAGTCTACTGCCAAAGGGGTACAAGCTGTTACAACGCAGCGCCTTAGCGATGCAGAGACGAATATCAGCATCTTGATTAAGGCAATGGTTGACTTCTACAGCTTTAAAAAATCGTTAGGAGGTTAAGAAGATGGACATCAAAGCCATGCTAGAGCGCTTCAACGTGGACACGGCTGAAATGGAAGACCCGCCCGAGTTTCCAGTTATCCGGGATATTGGTGCAGCGCTCGTTGTTCTGTTCGAAAACAGTGATTGGATGGGCGCAACGCTCGTTCAGCTGCTAACGGAAAACGCGGACCTGAAAGCCCGCGTCGCTGCATTGGAAGGAGGTGCATCCTAAGATGTTAGCCTTCTATAAATACCAAGTCGACAACCAGTTTATGACGCTGGCGCAAGTACCTGAACCGTACCGCAGTCGTCTCGTAGCACTCGGCGAACCGTACGCTTCCATGCCAACAGAATAAGGTGTACAGAATAGGTCACTACGTCGCAAAGTAGTGACTTATTCTATGTAATCGTGCTAGAATGTGGTAAGATAGATTCATAGATTTAAGGAGGTGTGAACCTTGGCTATTATCACGAAACAGCAGAGTAAGCCTACTGTTGCAGGTACAGCAGCATCTATGGCTGCAAACGTTTTGAACCAGCCGCAGGCTACAGTACAAGCGGCGGGCGCTAATATAATCGCTCCAAAAACGACAACAGCAACTACGCCTGCTCCAGTTACAAACACTACTACCCCGTCAACGGCATCCGCACCGAAGGACCCGCTGAACGAGATTCTATACCTTAAACAACAATGGCAGAAAGCCGCAGACTCCGGCAACGCGGGACTCCAGTCTTGGGCGGAGCAACAAGCGAAACAATACTATTCTCAGCTGGACCCGAACACAGCAAAGGCTGCACAGAGTATGAGCGCGGATGTCTTCTCGCAGGAAATGGGGAATCTGAAGAGCGGTACATACGCGAATCCGGGACAGCAAGCCGCGGGCGGTACATCTTCAGGTGCAAACGGCGGAACAGGTATGACAGGTTCGTACAACGAAATGCTGATGCAGCTGTTCGGTCAGATGAACGGTACAGATCAATCCACTATGAACAGCGCAAGCGTCGACGCGCAGAAAGCTTATCAAGAGCAGCTTCGCAAGTATCAGGAACTTATGAACCAGTACACAACGCAGCAACAAGGCGAACTGGATTCGATCAACAACAAGTTCAACGACTCAAAATCTCAGCTGGAGGATCAATCGTTCCAGAACTGGCTGTCCGCACGACAAAATATTGCGAACAAGGGGTTGGCTGGAAGTGGACTCGAACAAGACTCGAACACCCGGCTTGGGCTGGCGCGTAACAAATCGCTCGCAGCTCTCCAAGCTGATTCGCTTGACGCTATTAATAACGTTAACCGTACTTACGGCGATAAGCTCAGTCAAGCTGCTGCCGACAAAGCCGCAACCAGTCTAAGCGATTTACAGCAGCAATACTTTAAGCAGTACTCCGACGCAAATCGTAACTCGATGATGGATCAAGCGAAGCTTTACGCGCAGCTAATCGGTCAAGCGCTTCCGTATGACTTCCAGTCCGCAGATAATGCAGCGAACAACGGCTACAAATACGACGAACTGGCTACGAATACGAAGTACAACTACGACAAAATGACCGTCGAAGCGAAACAGTTCTACGATAAATTGTCGTCTGACGAGAAGCAATTCTACGATAAATTGGCGTCGGATTACGGTATCCAGCTTACAAGCATTATGGGCTATGACAGCCAAGGTCGCCCTACACTGGATATGAAGAAGCTGGAGGAACAAATCCGTTCGAACAAAGCCGGAGAGCAGCTTAGCTACGACAGCTTATCGGCTCAGGTATCCCAGTGGGCACAGCAGAACCAACTGGACGCTTCGAAGCTCACGCTGGACACTCAAGAGTTCTCGCACAAGATCGACTACGACAATCAAATGATCAAACAAGCCGGAGCGAACCTGCAAAACGATTCCGACCGGTTTATCTTGGACGGACTCCAAACGCAACTTTCTCAGGTAGCCAGCATTATTGCATCCAAGCAGAAGACGTTGAAATCTGGTCAAACGCTTCCTGCTAACGACCCGGACGTTACGAACTACAACAAGATTATGAATGCCATCAACGGTCTGATCACAAGCCGCAGCGCTCCTACATCTTCAGGTAACGGGGCTTTTAATGAAGGGGCGAAGGTAAGCGGCGACTATTCGTCCCAAATAAACTCAGCAGCCGCTAAATATGGCGTAGACGCCAAGCTGGTCAAAGCCGTAGCGACGCAAGAGTCGTCGCTCGGTAAAGCGTCTAGTAACGTAATGCAGGTCAACGGTATGAACGATTCCGGGGCTGATGCAAGTATCAATCAAGGTACAAGCATGCTGGCATCTTATGTGAAGAAGTACGGAAGCGTCGAATGGGCGCTTGCTGCCTACAACATGGGGCCGGGTATTATTAACTGGGCGAAGAACAACGGATACTCGGACCCGCGTAAAGCGATGGCGGCGTTCTCTACTTACCAAAAGCAGAAGAACGGCTACAAGGTTTATGGCGATCCTGAGTACATTGACCATGTGCTGCGTTACTACAAGTAAGGAGGATGACCGATGGCGGATAGGACAGAATTTCTAAAAGCCTTAGAGGAATTGCGTAAGAGCGGGCAGGCTGACCTATCCGCTCTCAATTCCTTGCCTAAAACGGAAGAACTGAAGCTGCCGACTAAGCCGAACTTCGATCTTCCAACTTGGGGTGTATCGTTCGGCGGGCAGGCGGAAGCGCCGAAACAAAGCGGTAACGGACAGGCTTGGTGGAGAGACGCGCTCGACGCAATGAGCGGTCTTGGCTCCGCCGGTACGGACTTTGTTGCTCACCAGATGGACAATGTGAAGGATATATTCAGCGGTAAGCACAGCATCCAGAACATCCTGAAGGGCGATTTCAGCTTCAAAGACATCAACAACCTGCTGGGTGATATGGACCCGATAAAGGGGACGCTCAACAGGCTGCTAGACGGTGGCGTTAAAGGTCAGATCGACGCTTGGAAGCAGCCGGGTCTTGGAGCTGAGGACATTCCGGGCGTTGGTTTCCTTATGGGAATGAACGATAAAGCACAGCACGGCAGCGACATCTTGACAAAGCTTGGCGCGGACCCAAACAGCAAGGCGACGAAATGGGGCGGCATTGGGCTGGACATTGCGCTGGACCCGACAACCTATCTGACATTCGGCGCTGGGTCGGTCGCGAAAGCTGGTGTCCGGGCCGGGGCGTCGACGGCAGCGAAGACAGCTGCACAGTACGGTGCGAAGGTTGGTCGAACAACGGATGAAACGCTGGCGAATATCCAGAAGGCGATCTTCGCTAAAGTTGGAGACCCTGTGAAGGCTGAAGAATTGTACAACGGTATTCAAAAGACGGTCTCCAATTCAGAGAAAGCTGCCCGGTTCAAGTCGCAGAACGCATTGTTCAGCTTCGACGTACCGTTCACCAATATTACAACGCCGTTAATACAGAAGGGCGCGAAGAATCCGTTCTTCATCACGGAGAACACCGTCCACGGCGCACAAGCTGCACAAGCCGGTCGCATGCTGAACGCGCTGGCTGGCGACGATCCTGCAAAAGCAGCAGACCTGCTGAAGCGTACATACGGAATCGACGACGTTGCAAAAATGAACGCGCAGCAGTTTGATCATCTGGCAAGTGAGTTTGAGAAGGTAGGCGGGCAATCAATGTTCCCACCGGGCAAGGACCCGTTTGCTTCAGATACACCAACACCTCCTTCCGCTTTCAGCGAAGTTATTCCGCCGAAGGCCGCGCCCGCCGCCGGTAACGCTATTCCGCCGCAAGCCTTAGAATCTGGATTGAAGGGTCTTCCGGGTCCTGAAGTCATCAGTACCGGCGGTAAAGCATCGAGCCGGATTCCGAAGGCCGCGCAGGTGATTGACGGGGAGTTCTCCGCTGTCGATAATGTCCTTCCAGAGCTTAGCAAGTTCGTGCAGGATGCAGGCGGGCAGTCCAAGGTCGGCAGAGCGCTTCGGAATACAGGCATTGGTAAAGCGCTGACGACTCGTAACGGACACATCGCTTCCGAAATTGCTGACGCAGAGCAAGCCACGCACGGCGGCAAAGCCTACGCCGATATGCAGGTCAAGAGTATCGACAAGACGATGAAGGGCCTATCGGATACACAGAGACGCGAAGTTGTTGATGTAGTCGAAGGCACTCGCCAAGCATCCAATGATCAAATCCGTGCAGCGGCAGACGAGATTCGCAAAGTACTGGACGGTGTGAAAGGCGACGAGCAGGCTTCAGGTATCCTGAAACAAACGCTCGACAATTACTTCCCGCACGTTCTATCCGACAACCCGGAATTGCTGGCTAAGTTTGAGAAGCTGAAGCAGACGGACCCGGTGTTGGGCCAGTTCTCGCAAGGTTCCCAATTCTCCAAGGAGCGTCAATCCTTCCGCACAATGAAGGAGCTGGATGACTACCTGTCCGGCGTAAAGAAAGCCGCAGAGAACGCGACCGGCAATGAAGCGAATGACTTGTGGGACAAGTACAATACCGTTTCTCAGTTATTCGAACGGGACCCTTCAGCTGCTCTTACAAAGCGCCTTCATAAATCGGCCCGCGCTACGGCGATGGCGAAAATGTACACCCGGTTCAAGAAGGACGGACTGCTGTTCAAAGCAGCGGACGCTCCGCAGGATGTCCGGGACCTGTCGGATTTCAAGCGCCTGAGCGAATCTGAAGCGAAGAAGCTGGGCCTAGACACCGGCGACTACGTGCATAAGGAGGTCATGGAAGGTCTGTCGAAAGTTCGCGGCCTGTTCACGGACGAAAATATGAACGATATTCTGAGCAGCCTTGACCGTGTGAATGGCATCTGGAAGACGCTCGTCACAACCAGCAAGCCTTCCCATCACCTGTACAACCTTATGGGCAACGTTGCAGTCAACATGATGGCAGGTGTCAATCCAAAGTACTACACGCAGGCCGGTAAGTTCCTGAAGCGGTTCAAGAGCGGCAAGGTATCTGAGGAAGACGTTAAGCTTATGAAGGATATGCTCCAGCGCGGCGTCCTGTTTGGCGGCGACACGTCGGAGTACGTGAAGGCCCTCGGCAGCAAGTGGAAGGTCGAAAAGTTCGCCTACGATAACCCGTACACCAAACTGATGACGAGAATAGGCCACAGCTTCGATAACTTTTCCCGCGTTGCTCATTATATGGACAAGCTGGAGAAGACCCGCGATCCGAAGATGGCAGCACAGAGCGTTCGAAAGTATCTATTCAACTACCGGGAAATGACGAAGACTGACAGAGGTATCCGCCTTATTGCGCCGTTCTGGAACTGGACCAAGCGGAACATCCCGCTTCAGCTGGAGAAGCTGATGCAGACGCCGCGATACGCACAGACCTATAACCGCATTCAGGCGGAAATGATGGAAGAACACCCGGATACGCCGGAGTACCGCAAGAAGTCGGCGATGAACATCGGGCTTGGCGGCTTCGACCTGCGCTTGCCGCTGTCTAACTTAGATGACCTGTCCGATCCGTCTCAGATGCTTCTGAACCAACTCGGGCCTTATATCAAGGTTCCGGTTGAAACCAAGATGAATCAGAGCATGTTCACAGGTAATCCGATTGATTATCAATTGAAGTACGAAGGGAAGCGGGACCCTCAAGCATGGACGGACTACGCAGCACAGCAAACAGGCATCTTGGGCGACTTGGCGAAGATACTCGGCATTGCCGGTAACGACTCGCCGCTGGAGGACATTCGAAATCTGCTAGTAGGCAAGCCTATTCCTTCTTCACGTAAAGAATAGGGGGCGTTGATTGTGGTAGGAGAATTGGTTAATAAGGCCGTGGAAAGGTCGGATAGCGTGTTTCTAATCCTGCTTATCATTATGGGGATTGGCATGTGGTGGATCATCCAGTACGTGTTCAAGAAAAATGACCAACGGGAACAGCGCATGCAGGAAGAAAACAACATCCGGGAGAAGCGCTATATCAAGGTTATAGAGACACAGGCGAAGGCGTTCGACGGTCTCCAGAAGGATGTCCACGAAATCAAGACTATTATCACAAGGAGGGAAGCGTAATGCGAATAGCGATAGATGCAGGGCATGGCCCTAACACACCCGGCAAACGAGCACCGAACGATCTCATGCGAGAGTACACATTCAACAGCGCGGTAGCCGACCGGGTTTACGAAATGCTGACGGCGAACTATGAAGTCGAAGTACTGAAGACCTACCACGACTCGGAAGATGTGCCGCTCGGGACACGTACCCGGAATGCGATCAACTGGAAAGCTGAGGTGTTCGTATCTGTACACGCTAACGCATCCGGCGCGGATTGGAGCGCTGCTTCAGGTGTCGAGACGTTCTGGTACAACGGTGCAGGTCCAACAAAGTCCGAAGTACTGGCAGCAAATGTCCAGACCGCCTTAATCCGACGGACCGGAATGGTTAATCGCGGTGTGAAGCGGGACAACTTCCAAGTCATCCGGGACACGTCCCATGCAGATATACCGGCGATCTTGTGTGAATGCGGCTTTATGACGAACCGTGCAGACCTTGCCCGGCTCCAGTCCGGCAGCTACCGGGAGCTATGTGCTCAGGCTATCGTTGACGGTATCGCAGCTACATTCCCGCTTACCAAGAAAGGGGCGAAGTACAAAATGACACCAGCAGACGCTAACGCGATCATTACGAAGTATCTGCAACCGGCATACGCAGCGGCTAAGTCTCCAGCTGAAAGACAAGAAATCGGACGCTTGGCTGACGAAATGCGTAAGGCATCCGGGCAGCAGCCGCAGAACTAAGAAGGGAGGTGACAGTATAATGAGAACATTCATCGGGCCTATTGTATCCCTTATATTCCTTTTCCTTAAAGCTACATTCGGTATCGAGTTCCCGGACGGTGTAGAAGGTCAAGTCGTCGAATGGGCCGTGACCGGCGCAGCTGGTGCTTGGACGCTCTACGGTATCTGGAAAACGCACAATCTGAAGAAAAAGAAAAAGGACACCCTCTATTAAGGGGTGTCTTTGTATTTTACGGCTATATCGTGTTTTTCTTTCAGGTGACGTCCAAGCTGAGACGTTAACATTCCGCATATGGAGCATGTCGAATCATTATAACTTATGATCATTTCCAATATAGGCTCCGGCTTTGGCGTAGGAACCGGCTGTTCTTGAATCAGCCATTCCAAGTACTGCTGCGCTTTCTTCAGGTCCTCTACGCCGTTCTTCTCTTGGAACCGCAGCGTGTACTTAATCACATTCCCCAGCAAAAACCCGATATACTGCTCCTGCGTCATCTTGGCTTTCATAATTTCAAACGGCTCAATGCCACCTTTTTTGTAGTGGTCTGGTCTCATTACTTCGCCTTCTTCCCATATTTATTAAAATAAAGTCCGTGCCGGATCGCATCCCGCATGTGGTCGTTCGTCATCTTATCTTGAAAATAATAGGACCTGCCGCGTTTCTCCAGTATTCCAGTCTCAGTCAGTATTTCATCTGAGAACCTTGCTTTAGCTGAAGGGTCTTGGAACACCCATTCAATATCCTTCATGTAGGCGGACATTCTAAGCCATCCAATCAGCTGTGGCGTGTCGAGTGTGGAACCGACTTTAGCTCGGCTGTTTCCATTCCGCATCCGAAACGACTCGCAGACAATAACCTCTGGGTCGAACTCCATAAACAAATCCCACATTGTAGACCAGTAGCCTTCTTGCGACATAAACATCTTCGCTTCAATATCCCCGAAGTAAAATAAATTCCCGTTATCTATAACAGCATAACCGGTTGTGCCGAAGCCTTCCTTCTCTCCCCAGTTACCTGAAGGATCGAGCGCTAAAACTCGCATGCTGCTTCCTCCTTTTTATTCGTCAAACTCATTTTCTGCATCTCCCCTACTCCCATTCCTTGATCTTGTCTTTAAATTCATAGCCGTGTAACTCGGCGTAGTTATAAACGCGTTCTATCGTCGCACCGTCCCACTCGTAAAATTCTTTCCATTCCTCACAATCTTCCGTATCGATAACCCAATGTAGCGAACCTTCCCACATTTTAAATTCGCGGACAATATACCCTTTTTTCATTTATTGCCCTCCCTTTAGATAAGTGCATCAAACTCATGTTTTGCGCACTTTATCGTGTGATGTATCCTTTAATACCTTGCGACCTAAACCACGCTTCTATTTCGTTAAACTCCTGTTCGCTAATTTGCCAATCTTCTAAGAAGTCATTAAACGAAACTTGTGCAGCTTTTTTCTCTAAAGCGTATAAATATTTGCTCAACTTTTCAGGTTTCTCCACTTCTGTCCCTCCCTCCGATAAGTGCGCAAAATCCATATTTAGCGTACTTTATTCTTCTTCCACCGTAGCCATTATGAAAAAATCATTATTCTTGCCGTTATGGACTATTAGAAGCGCCTGTACGATGTATCCTTTATCTTGCAGGTATCGTTGTATTGCTTTGCTTATATCGGGTTCATTGAGGACTATTTTTGGCAACCATATTCCCTCCTTTCTGATAAGTGCGCCAAATTCGCGTTTAGCGCGCTTCTCTGAACTCCTGTTCTGCTGAATCAAGGAAATTGTCCAACGATTCCAATTCTCCGTTTTGGTGCCAGTTCGTTACCTCATGACCATGACCATACATATTCATCATGTAGATATAGAACTTTCTCAATCCGATCAATTCACGCTTTTCATTTTCGTCCATACATTTCCCTCCCATAAGTGCACCAAATTATCGTTTAGCGCTATTTACTTTCTTCTTCCTGCACGATACGCGCCAAGATGCTAGATACCTGCTTTAAATCTTCACGCTTGATAAACACCGTCGTCCCGTTATCCGTCTTAATTTCGGTATAGTCTTTACCATGTATAGTAAGCAACTGCTTCATCCTCCTTTTGGGTAAGCGCGCAAGATTATTGTTTTGCGCTATTTGCTGGTTTGCAAGTCGATGTCCGGGACAATTGTTTCTGGACGGAAGATCAGCTTGTAGTGGTACGGGTCTTCTTTCTTCGGTTCTAGCTGCTCTACAAGGAATGTTACGTTGTCCGACAAGCCGAGGTAGTGCTTCTTGTACTCGTTCGGACCTGTTTTACATGTGACGGAAAGACGACCTTCCGTATCGTTATTGCCAAGTGAACAAAGCCCTTCCACTTCAAGCAGGTATTTGTCTGTAATTCCATTAATAAATACCACACGGCGCTGCACTTCAAATGAATCAGCCGACTTCGACAGGTTTTCAGATACCACGTTTGCTTCAGATGAACATGCGGATAAGAGCGCTGCCACAGTACCTGCAAGAATGATTGCTTTCAATTTCATAAATGATTCCTCCCTTAGTTTGTAACCCATAAACGAAGTATAGCATATGATATATAGAATAAGCAACATGAAATAAGTATATTCGTTGCTATATCTGCATAGGATGAATCAAAGGAGCGTGATGCAGCATGTTTATCATCGGAGCAGCCGGGGCTTGTATGATGCTGACAAGCGTCATCGGGACTATGAGCCTGTCACCAACGAGTACGATCAAGCGCCAGATTAAACGTTACCTTCGCGCCAATGACCTTGAAACCGTAGCTATCCGCAATATTAGAACCAAAGACCGCAAGACGTACACGGTCGAAATTGCTCTGCCGTACACGATCACGCATGAGGGCTTTCAAAAACACCTTCCGGGCCTAGAACAAACCGTCGCGGCTCCGATCCGTTATCGTCAGGTGTACGGCGCGACCTGCGAACTTGACCTTGGCTATCACCCGTTCCACGACAAGATGATGTACATTCCGCCGGATAAGCCGGACGGCAAGCTGCAAATCCTGTTGTATACCGCGTTCGGCCCGAAGTATTTGGACTTCCGCGACGAAACATCTTGTCATCTGCTAGGCGGCGGCGCTACCCGCATGGGAAAGTCAGTCTTCATCCGGCTTACTGTAACACATCTGATGCTTAGTACAGAAGGTAAAATTCAAATCTTCATCGCAAACAACAAGATCACAGACCTGCATATGTTTCGGAGCATTCCTCAGATAACCTGCGCGGAGACAGCGGAAGAAGCTAACAAGGTTGCCGATGACGTCATGCGGCTTCTGGAAGAACGGAAGAAGCTGCTAAAGGACCACGGCGATGTAGCTGACGTAAACGGCCTTCGGAAGAAATGCCCGGACATCGACTTGCCGCCGATCTTCTTCATTGTTGACGAATATGGGCGCTTTGCTGACGACAAGAAGTTTCAAGAGAAGGTTATATTCTTGGCGGAGACCGCCGGGTACTTGGATGTGCATATTATCTTAGCCAGCCAGCGACCAGACGGTAAAGACGTTCTGAAACCGCGTATTAAGGCTAACTTGATGACCCGCATTTGCTTTAAGACAGCGAACGAAGCGAACTCGAATATCGTTCTTGACCTGCCTGACGCGGCACAACTCCCGATGATACAGGGCCGCGCGATCATGCTTGATGGATTTCCAGAGCAAGTGCAGGTTCCGTACGTCTCAGAATTGACCGCCGTTCAGCTGCTCAAACCATTCAAAGTAAAGGAAGATGAACATGTTAAGCCAGAGAGACCTGAAGGTTCTAAAGATGCTGAAGCACTTCCGAATTTTGTCACGGATACACTTGGAGAAGATAATCTGCCCGGAAGTAGCCCGTCCGGGAATGACGGTAAACCGGGTAATGAAAAGGCTGGTAAGGGACGGGTACGTTCTAAGCGTTCCGCGGCCAAGGGACCAACCTTATCTCTACATGCCGAATCCAGCGCTAATTCACCATCACTCGACAAAGGTCGAACACTTCCTTGGCGTAGTTGATGTGTTTCTCCAGCTAAAACAGCCTGACGTATTCGAAGTGGAGCCGGTCATAAGTAAAGAGTACCAACCCGACGCCTATACACGAATAGGGCCGGACGGTACTCCTACGATCATCGAGTATCAACGCACTAAGATTTCAAAGGCCAAGATGGAGTATAAAGTCAGAGAATTTGTCGATACTCATAAGGGAAACTTACACGATGCCAAGACACTACTGATCGTTTCCGATACTCCCTACGATGTCACAGCCCCGACAGGTTTCAACATCGTACAGAGAAGACTGGACACTCTCGTCTGAGGGTGTCTTTTCTTTTATAATTATACTGATAAGTACCATTTCCGCCAGCAGTTTAGCGGCCCGATGATCCATAACCTTGTTCTCCCCGAACAGTATCCGATAGCTTGTCCGTGAAGTAAGGTTTTGTAAGTAAGTATGGGATAACGATAAGCTGTGCTACACGGTCGCCCGGAAACACTTCGTAATAGGTTAAGCCGGTGTTCATTAGCAGCACTCCGATTTCCCCACGGTAATTCTCGTCGACCGTTCCTTCAAATGCCCATATGTCATGCTTGAAAGCCAGTCCGCTTCGACCAGCAACACGACCGTACATACCGATAGGCAGCTCGACGGCTACTCCCGTTGCGATCTTCTTCGATTCGCCCGGATAAATCTTGGTGTACTCAACAGCGAACAAATCCACTCCAGCGTCTCCCGGCTTACCGCGCTCCGGCAGCTTAGCGTCCTCGTGTGTTTTCATAAAGGCTACTTCCATCATAGCAACTCAGCTCCTTTTGATTTAGATGGAGTAAGGACGGAGTGGATACCGTCCCATAGCTCCCGGATTTCTTCTGCCTTGTCGAATAAGGTCTTCTTCTGTTTCGGCTGGAGGGTGATGTCTGCTGCTTCGCTGAAGTGACGCTGCGCGACCGCGTAGCCGCGAGTCCCGACAAGGTTGATCGTCAGCTTCCATTCCGCATAAGACATGTTCCGCATACGGTTGTAATGCCAGCGCATTTCTTCTTCCTCGGTCATCTGCTTAGGCTTCTTGTTCTTCATCAGACCGCCACCTTTCTTTTCGCGTTCCATGTAGACTCGGTGTACTCTACCTCAGCTACGATAGGAACCAGAATGTCTGGTGTATATTCCATGATTGCCTTGATGTGCGGGATACACCAGTCCTCATTGTCAGGGACCGCGAATTGGATTTCGTCATGAACGCATAGAACCATTCGCGTCTTCAGTCCTTGCTCCCGGAGCCAGTGCCAAATCTTGATCATCTTTTCCTTCAGGTCATCAGCACAGGACCCCTGAATCAAGTAGTTCGCGACCTTGTAGAATTTACGGTAATCGGAGAGGTAGTATTTCCGGCCCGACATGTTCTCCGCGAAGCCGTCGCTGCGCATCGTACGCTCGACGTCCTTCTGATACGTAATGACCAGCGGGAAGGAGTCGGAGTAACCTTGGTTCATCGCCTGTGCAGCTTCCAGCGCTATGTTCAGCGTTTCCGCCGCCATTGCGTCGCCGCCGCCGTAGTTCCGCATGAAGTTGAACGTCTTGCCTTTACTACGCCACCATTTGATCTGCGCCGGGTCCATTTCGGAAGGATTATATCCCATGATTTCAAGGGCGCGTAGCGTGGTTGCGCTGTGGACGTCGGTCGGGACCCAAGGCTTGCCGGTATCGGGATTTGTCCAAACCGACCAGTTATCCTTCAGCTGATCCTCCCAATGTTTATCTGGAGCGCCGGCACGGACTTCCGACCACCGTTTACGGCCTTCTTCCGATACGAAGTCATATTCTTCGCCGGTCAGGTAGTGGACGCATTTGAACGGCATGTAGGCGCGGCACAAGTTAACGTCGCCGCCGTACTTCAGCGTGTAGTGCGCTTGGACCCGGAGTTCGACCTGCGAGAAGTCAAGATAATAGCCTCGCATCTTGAAAGCCTGCCGTGGGTTAAACAGGATTTCACTCTCAGGAACAGGTTGACCGGCCTTGTTAAGCGCATCCCCTTCCAGCGTGTAAAGCTTATCTTTCGGGAACTGCTGCGCATCCCCGGAGAGTCTGCCAGACACCGCGCCGAACTGGTTGAAGCTGGTGTAGAACCTGCCGTCATGACTGGATATTTCAAGTATTCGTTCGATGTAAGTACTGCGCCATTTCTCAGCTGTACGAAGCTTCTTGATCAGTACTGCCAAGTCGTCGCCTTCGCCTATCTGCTGCGCAATGAATTGCTTATCCGTTGATGCCGGTCGGTATCCAATCCGTTCTTCGTAAATATCCTTGATGACACTATGCTGGCCTACGGTGAACTCCCGGCCTGCAAGTTCGTGCATGCGCTTGGTCAGCTTCTTAATGTACACTGTCATGCGGGCCAAACTGTTCTCCAGATAAACCCGGTCGACCTTGATGCCTTGACGCTCCATGTCGTACATGACTGGCAGCAGGTTGTTTTCGTTCTGCATGATGTGGACGACGCCGCGCTTGACGATAATCGGCATTGCCATCATAACCAGTTCGCCGGTCAAAATAACGTCTGTCGCCAGATATGGAACTATAATGTCACGCGGAACGTCTTTATAAGTCGGTTTCGGGCAGTTGTGCTTCCACGCCTTGTGAATCATTTCGATTTCAGCTGGAAGCGGCTGTTCTGCCTTGATCGCAGCATCAAAAGCTTTCCGGGTGTATCCAGCGCCTTTAAGCATCACTGTTAGCAGCTTGCTATTGGCAGATTCCCTTGCCTTCAGCCATTCATCTTTAGCTTTTTCATACCTGTCGGAGTTCGCATCGATATATTTCTTACCGATCTGTTTCAGGGATAACATATCGCCGCCGTCGTTTGCGCTCACCGCGTCGAAGACCAGCCGGGCCAGCCCCATAGAGTCGCCGTAGTTGGTTATCTGAAGCGGGAAGTCGTCTCCTTTGATGTTCGCTGTCATGTGCATGTCGTAGGTCATGTTGTGTCCGTATATCCGTTTGACCAGCGAAGCCAGTTGCGGCAGATAGTGTAGGTTCTCAGGTGTGGCATCAAAGACGAATACCTTCTGATGCCAGCGGACCGCCGCAAGGAACGGGCGATCTCGCTTGATGTGCAGGCCGGTCGACTCCGTATCGTAGGTCATCCACGGCGGAGCGTCGGCCCGAAGGACCGGAATGATTGTCTTCAGGTCTTCAACGAACTCGACTTTGAAATCCTTCTTTGCCATTTTAATGATCAAACTGGATAACCTCCCTGTTCGCTAAGCGGAATCATCTTGGACTCACGATAGCCTTCTCGGAAGACCTCAACCGCTTTGCGCAGCCTTCTTGTCGGTAGATAGCCATTCGCTGATACCTGAACCAGATAATTCATCGCCATGCTGTTAATCAATGCGCCGAATGTATCCTTTTCCATACCGGATAGCGTCTGTAGAGCGCTCGGTGCGAACGGCTGGGTCGTCTGAAGCAGCGCCTTTATGACGACGTGATGCTTCCGGCAAAGACCGCCTACGAGAACATTTACCGCTTCGTTCGTTGTGGTGTGAACCTTCTGTTCGGTTACGTACTCCTTCAGGCGGAAGATCGGGTTATCGTAGTTGCTGACCAACCACTTCGCCGCCCAGTCGACGTGCTCCTTCTTCACGATCAGTGACTCTAAATCTTCTGAAGCACTGAAGCAGCAGCCAGCGGTTGCGACGGCGATCCGTGCCAACTTCACTGCTGTCTCAGGTCCGAACAGCTTTACGTCCGAATTGTACTGCTCGAACAGCTCCATGCCGACCTGCCACAAGTACTGCTCGACACCGACGTCAAACACGATCTGATCTGTGCTACGGGTCCATATCCAGTAAATAAGGTTCCGATAGACTTCGGCAGGATGCGCTTCTTGGGTGACTGGATCAAACGGAGACGTTAATTGCTCAGGGGATATGATGGATACGATAAAGTCAAAACGTGCAATATCTTCGTCTGAGCCGATTAGTTCTAAAAGGAAGGATACGCCAGTAGGATAATCATATAAGGCTGTGGACACGCCCTTCGCATTAGGGCGCGGGTTGGACATCCAAAGCAGCCGGGTCTTAGCTGGAGCCTTGCCGCGTACGATCTTCGTTACCGACGCAGTCCCGGATGACCGTAGGTCTGTCATAGCAGCAAGTACTTCCTTCGGAATGCCGGACATTTCGTCCAAAATGACCATACCTTTGTGATTCCTTGGAATCATACCCCACGTAATCTTGTGCCCGCCGCTTGGCAGCTTGTCAGCTCCGCCTAATAGACCGGCTACGGTTGCGCCTTTCAGCGCGGTGAAGTTGCCCAGTCCGTAGAACTTTTGCAGCGGAACAGCTACCGACGTCTTACCGGTCCGAGACTCGCCGATCACAGCTCCTTCGGGATAACCTTTGTACTCTCTACCGTTAAACGCCCGGAATGCAAGCGGGCTATGGTAAACAAGGTCCACCGCGTACACGACATTAGGAATCGCGTGATTCCCTACAATGTCCTTCGCCATTTCTGCCCGTTTCGGCATCATAACCTCCGGCAGACCTTGGAATACCTCCAGTTGCTTTGCGATCTGAGGTGTCATTTTGAACATATTCAGCGCGTTGTCGGATTCCTCGATCTTATCAACTACCATAAAGACCCGCTGTCCATCCGTCGGATGCGGGTATGATCGGAAGAATGCGCGGTAACGCGCACCGTCATCCAGTTGATGACCAACAACGTAAGCGTACTGCTCAACGGATCGAAACCCGGTGTCCTCGTCTTCCGTCTCTACGTCAGGTGTGAAGACAACCTTATGGACATCCCGCTTCGCCTTGATCGTTACTTTTCCGTTCGGACAGTCCGGCGGCAGCGGAGAGCACCGGCTATTGATGAAGGACCGTTGTTTCTGCTCGTTAACATCCGCCATGTAGAAAACGTCCTTCAGGTTCTTTTCCTTCAGGGTCCAAAGACCTTTTTCCGGGTTGCCGTTTACACCGATAGGGCATGTCTTGCAGGCCGGATCATCTGGCATACGCCCTTTGCAGCGCCACTCGATTGCGCTTGGAATCTGCATAACCATGTCGTATTTACCGGCTAAGGTAACGCGGGTCGACAATCTTTGCCCGGAGTTCTCGCCTTTGCTGACGTCCCATAGGTTGACCAGCGGGGCCTGCTCATTCTTCACGCGCTGGAAGCTTATCTCGTCAAACAGCGGTGCTTCGTCTAATAGCGCTTGCAAGTCCTCAGCTGTCTTACCGTGCTTCAGGACGTAATCCGTCAGGTCCTTGTCTTCCTTCGTACCTGAAAGACCTAAGTCTACGATATGCACTTCGGCTCCGGCATCCTTCAGCTTGAACGCGGTAATCTCCGCCGCCTTCTTGCCGGTCTCGTCGCAGTCGCCTACAACATAAACCTTCTTGCCTTTGAACAGCCCGACAAACATCATCGGGAAGTTCCCTTCGCCGCCTGTTCCAGTTACCGCATTAAAGCCCAGCTGACGAGTAAGCAGCGTGTCGTTCTCTCCAGCCATGACCAGCGAAGGTCGGTCGTCATTCCGCCATATGTCGAACGGGAACAGCAACGGGATAGCACCGGTACGAGACCGCATCTTAGGTTGACCGCCCGGATCGTAAGTCCGAATGTCGAGCAGGCTGTTATAAATGAAGATCGGATAGGATATACCGTCGCCTTGGAAGCCCAGCTTGTATGTTCTGATCGTTTCTTGTGTAAGGCCGCGTTCGTCTACTAAGTATTTGAATAAAGGGCTGGATGGTACAAACGCTTTTACGGCTGCTTCCCAAGACGTTACATCATTGCTCGTTGCGGACCCGTCGTCCAGCATGGCAATCTCGCAGGCTTCCTCGTACGTGACGTTCTGCGTCTTGGAGATGAACTCCACTTCAGATAAGCCGCCGTTCTTAAATCTTCCCTCTGCCTGACAAGTTTTGCAATGAAAAAGACCTTCTTTTAGGTTAACGTGCGCGGAAGGTCTTGTTTCGTAGCCTTTGTTATGCAGGAAAGGGCAGCATACAGCGGCTTCGTTTCTTATATTTGGTGTGAACGGCCCGCGCTCACTGAAGAATCTCTCTAAAAAGCTGCTCATTCCGACTACTCCCCTCTGTTGTTCGTCCTGCTTGGGAAGGAGCCTGCCGTTATGCGGTATGCTGGCAGACTGCCTTCCAAAGAGGGCGAACCCTCCGTTGGTCTACTATTCGGGCCACCATTCCGAATCAATGACGTGCCCGACATCGTAGCATTCAATCTCATTTGCAAGCCTTCGCGCTTCGTCTTCAGTTAACATTTCGGTATAGGTTTTACCGTCTTGATCACTGAACCATACAAAGCGCTTTTTTAGAAAGGGAGCTCGTCTTCGCTGATGTCGATAGGCTTGCCGTCGTCTGCGAATGGATCGGCGAATGGATCGCGGTTGCCTGGTTGATCGAAGGTGTCGACGAACTCGCCGCCAAGCTGGGAAGGAAGGAATGTACGGATACGTGCTACCGTTTCGCCGTTGTAAGGTTCGTTGATAACCTTTACGCGGAGCGCTTGGTTAAGTACGGCCTGTTGGAAGGCTTGTTCGGTCTCGAAAGATGTACCATCTTCGAAGCCCAAAGCGCCAAGCAGCTGATGGAACTTGAACATTGTATTCTCGCCCATAACCAAGTTCTCGAAAAGCTTCTGCTTGCCGTGCGCTTGCTCGACGTCGGTACGGATTGTCAGCGAAAGTTTGAAGCCTTGAGCGCCGGAGCCGAAAGTTGCGTGTTTGCACTCCGTAATGAATACCTCGTAGTTGCCCGGTGCGATAACGTTGCTCGATTGGTTCTTATCGAATGTGAAGAATGACATTGTAAAATCCCCTCTCAATTATTAATATTTT